TCATCCGGCCACGTACCGGATTTCCTGTAAGCTGCCTCTTCATCAATTAAGAAAAATGTATTCTTTTTTGCGCTATACCCGATATTCATGATTAAAACCCCATGGCCAGCCAGTAGAAAGAAGGTTCCCCGCTGCCAGCGTTCAAATAAAAACTGGTGGACTTAACATCAGAAACAAACGCGTTATCTTTGCTCATTTTATGTTTGCCGCACTGCGTGATTAAGACGAGGGTACAGCTTTGAGGGAAAGTCAAAGGAAACCTGATCACTCCTTTGTTCGCCGGATACAGGCCCCCCTGGATAATAAGGTTACTGACCGGGTCTTTCCAGACCAAAGGCTGATCAATTAATTTCTGCAAAAATAATGCTGAACGTCTGTTCAGCCAGGAATGCAGACTTCCGCCCCAGGCTTTTCCCTGAATGTCGCCTTCGGATGTGACTTCCGTTTCCCCTATTTTCAGTGCCGTGTCCGTTTCCATCAAACCCTCTACTGCCAGCGGCCCTTTGACCCTGCCGCCACTGACCGGGATATAACGGCGATCCATATCGGCCCAGTCAGATTTCTGCTGGTTATTAAACAGGATCCACGCATTCAGGGTCGCATTCCACTCAACTTCATTTTGCTGGCAGATGCTGAGGTTGCCCTCAGTAAGTTCTCTGGAGACCTCGTCATAGACCGAACAGGCCGGAAAATCCCCTACGCGAAGTTTACATGCTCCCCTGTTCGTCGCTGGTGTGCGGAAGAACAGACGCATCCCATCTGTGAGTTTTGTGACTGGCGGCTGACAGACCAGATGGTAGGTATCCCCCTCACGATTCGCTTTGCCACGGTTCATACACCCCTGCTGAACAGCAGTGATGATGCCGTCCTCAGGAAGAAAAGGCGCATGCTCAGCTATGCTTACCGCTGAAGCCTCAATGAATAAATCCCCGTTATTTACGGTAATTATCCATGCTGCTGTATAACCAGGATCCGGTGTCGGGGACTTCTGGTTACCCGTTCTGGCGGCAATACCCGCCTTTACTGCAAGATGGCATTTACCGGCTCTTACCGTGCTTTGTGCAGTGCCGCTGTTAGCCGGCCCGCTAAAGGCTATCGCCGGGTCAGCCGCATTGTAATAAGGCAGCACAGTGGGGCCCGTATCAGTATCTGTGTAAGTCACCTGGATTAGATAGTTGATGCTATGATCCTGTAATGCGGGTGCCTCGAGTCTGAAAAGGCACGCAGACGTATTCAGACCCTGCTTCAGAATGGTATTTGTGTTATCAGTAGCCAGTGACGAATAAGCCGTATCATCGACATGCTGCAGCGTATAAATCTGCCCTTCCCCGACCTCCACACTCATTGATGCAGGTGCAGTCGGCTTACATGCCAGCCCGTGAAGCCATGTGCTTTCGCCCATAATGGCTGATGCCAGTTTTGCCATTCCTGTCATGGCAAACTTATTAGTGTTAAGCAGGTCGGTTTCGAGCGGAATGGCGCCCGGATAAACAATCTGTCGATCCATAGTGTTATCCATAAAAAAGACCATCAGCAGGATGGCCATCGTGTGACTGTTAACGGAGAAAATGAGATTAATGAATTCTTACCCAGACGAGGGTGCCTTCCGGTTTAACGATCGCAATGGCTGCGTAAATCTGCGCATCCGTAATGCAGCCAGTGATCATCTGCCTGGAAACATACTGTGCTCGCGAAGGGTTACTGTATCCGGCCGTTGATGTTCCATAGCCCGCCACCCAGGGAATGCCCTGACCGCGCGGCCGGCTGACGCTCACAAATGCCTGGTAAGGCAGATATCGGGATCCATATCCACCAGCCGCACCATAGCCGATGGCCGGACTACCGTAGGCGCCCGTATCTGCAGGGCGCAACGGCTCAAACACAACAGGCTTATTCCCTGTCAGCATCTCAAGAATGTCGATGACCGCCTGTCGCGTACCCCGCTCTCGAAGCAGATTCGTTTTTATCTGGATCCGGAAGCGGTCATCATCCATACCATCAGGTCTGCTGAGGCTATTGCCAAAGAAGTCACAGGCTGTGATGTCCAGCCAGCCATCCGTGGCGGTGGAAATGCGCGTCTGCTGACGGACGTAGCGATAAAGGGTGTAACACCAGGATAAAGATGAGGCACAGGCAGACAGCGTACCTTCAAGAATCGGGCTGTTATCATTAAACCAGCCGGGCGGAAGCAGTGCATGAAGCCGGATGAGAAAGTCATTTTTATCACCTTTAGCCATTCAGCTCACCGTAATCTGACCTTTGCGAATAACCTGTTTTGGCGAGGCCGCGAGATCGGCTTTTCCGCCATTGAGGGTAAGGAATGTCACATTCGTGACCAATGGACTGGCCGCATAGGCCGCTCTGATGATGCGGGTGTAGGCCATAAGCTGGCCAGGCTTAAGGCTGGCAATGTAATGTGTTATTGCCTGCTCAACCAGCGTGGCTACCCCTGTGTGGTCAGCCTGACTATCTGTAGTAAATGAAAGCACGACAGTGGCGTAGATAACTTCCGGCGCAAAGACCCCAAAAGTAATAGTGAAGCCGCGCACAGCATCAATTGCCCTGTACGCACGATCAAGAAATTCTCGTGGCGGCATGCCGCTGCCATCATCAATAACCGCATAAAAATAGCCCGGCTGCGGCGCACCGTTCCAGGCAACATTCTCGGTCAGAGTAAAACTGACGCCATGCTGAATAGTGCTGAGCGCAAACGTAATCGCCGCTTTGGTGGCTCTGGATAATGACGAGATCCACATTCTGAATCGTGCGCGGAATTCGTCATCGGACTCAGCATCCTTTCCGTCGGTAAAAGCTTCCGGATTGGTGACCTGATCGACATATAACACTGAACCTGTGATGACGGTGATGGTACCTCGCTGAGCATTACCCGCAGCGCCTGCGGTGTCTGCCCGTACCGGTACATACTGAGAGATAACGCCGGCCGCGATGATATAACCCGACCGCCCGGGCTGGTCTGCAATAACAGTGTAGGTCTGGCTGCCATCGAGGGTGGTTATCTTTGTCCCGACCGGGATAAGGGCCTGGCAGGTTGGCGTGAGACGGGAGAACGTCACGTTGCCAGTGGCCTGCACGGCGGAGCGGCGAAAAAAACCAAAGTCCGCCATCCAGCTATCCAGATCGTCACCTGAGCAGGTGGCCGCGCGCGTCGTCACCAGAAGCTTCACGATCAACTGCTGGATCCACATTGCCACACCGGCATTGGATTCAGCCAGCGAACGCAGAATGCTGCCGATGGAGAAGTCCAGCAGTTTTGTCGCCCGCGCCTGTATAGCAGTGACCTGTTCGCTGACGAGTTCAGAGAAAGATTTAATGTTGAGCGATGACATCTGCTTACCTTGTGACGTCAAAGTTGAGCGTTTCGGGCATGCCTGTCAGGTCATCGCTGTAAGCAATCGACACGCTGACGCCCCCTTCAATCAGGGTCAGGTTCACTACTGGCGGTGGATGGGGGGCTACAGCGTCTTCAAGCAACATCTGGCCACTGATGAGTGATTTCCATTCCCCCGATCTGACTGCCTCGCCAATTTTCTTCCCCAGCCCGGCACCGTATTCCGGATGAAACAGGTAGTCGCCAGGGTTGGTCAGCAGCCGTCGCAGAATGCGTTGTTTCGTGCGATCGCTGCCTGATGCCGTGCGTAAATCGCCAGTAGAAGAGGAGTTGAGGTCTCCGCCTGCGAAGTGATAGAGGTCGTGCATAGATTAATCCTGCAGAAGAGTTTTGATTTGCTGTTTCGGCGGGGCAGTGAAATTGCCCTGACCTTTTTCGAGATGGGTGTGACCGCCATAAACGGTACGAATACGATCTACAGGGCCATAACGGCCATTGTGGTCGCTGATGTTTTTCCCCACTGTCAGGTTCTTATCTATCAGCACGTCGCCGCCGGTAAAATGATGTGCCGGTGCGTCATAAGTGAGTTTTTCCTTCGCAGACAGGAGGACTTCCCCGCTGTTGAGAAACTTCAGCAGCGAACCGCTCTGATGCACCAGCCAGGGTTGTCAGCGAAATTGCTTCAATGGCAACCGATCTGGCTGAGTTTCTTGGCGGTGCGCTGGCGCTGTCAATCCTGTTTCATCTCCCCTTAATGGTAGGAATGGGCATTACCGCGCTGATCACTTACACATTGTTACTGGTTGAAAAACGCGGGTTCAGACCGTTAGAACTGATAATTGGTGGACTGGTTGCCGTCATTGCGCTGTGTTACCTGATTGAGATGTTTATAGCGCCGGTCAACTGGACTGCTGCAGGTCTTGGTATGGTCATTCCAAAGTTGCCTGATGCCCAGGCGTTAACCATTGCCGTAGGTATTATCGGGGCAACGGTTATGCCGCATGCTATTTATCTCCATTCAGGGTTAACGCAGAATCGTACTCCAGCAAAAAATTCAAGTGAACGCCGAAAATTACTGTCTTTCTCAAATATTGAGGTTGTGATAGCGCTAAGTATTGCAGGACTGGTCAATATTGCGATGGTTATTATGGCCTCGAGTGCATTCCATGCCGGACACAATGATGTTGCTGAAATAGAGACGGCCTACCACACGCTGACACCTTTACTGGGGATAGGTGCTGCAGGAGTATTCTTGTTGTCTCTGATTGCGTCGGGCATCTCAAGCTCAGTGGTGGGAACTTTGGCAGGCCAGATGATTATGCAGGGATTTGTAGGGTTCTACATTCCTGTCTGGTTACGCCGTCTGGTAACCATGATCCCCGCATTTGTCGTGGTTTCACTGGGTGTTAATGCAACAGATGCCCTGGTTTACAGTCAGGTTGTTCTGAGTCTGGCTCTGCCAGTGCCCATGATAGCGCTGGTGATGTTTACTCGTCGCCGCGATATTATGGGAGAATTTGCCAATAATAAACTTACGGTAATATTATCGATAATTGGCACAGCGATTATCGTGATGCTGAATATTATTCTGCTTTTGCAGGTTTTCGGCGTCAATATCCCAAGGTTAGCCTGATGCCTGCGAGACAATATGCGGCTTATAGGGAAGACTTTTAGGGACTGACGCTTTGACCTGCCCTCCAGTAATCACAGCAGTGCTGAATTATCAACGTCCGCTTCTGCCACAGAGCGGACATTGATGGCATCAGGAGTATGAGAGTGCCATTGTCATACTGGACACAATCATAATTCTGTCCAGACTATGCAGATTGAAATCACTGGAAGAATCATGGATATCCAACTCACAAACGTCACCCCGGACAGCCCAGGATTTGCTGAGTTAAGATCGCAGAGCACGGCTGAAGGATTTAACATGCTACGCCGACTGGAAGATAACTGGCTTAGCGGACAGAACCGCTTTGATAAACCAGGAGAAAAACTCATTGGGGCTTCTGTAGATGGATTAATCGTTGGCGTTTGTGGACTCAACATCGACCCATTTACGCTAAAAACTGGCATCGGACGTCTGCGACATCTCTATGTAGACTCAGGATGGAGAAAAAGGCAGGTCGGCAGTGCCCTGCTCCATGAGATACTTAAGGATTCTGGCCACTGGTTTGATTTTATCAACACAAATGCGCCTCCATCGGCATTCACTTTCTATGAACGAGCTGGCTTTGTTGCTTTAACTTGCGCAGAAAAAGTCACGCACCATCTATGCCTCAGAGACTCAGTGCGCTGATACAGTCAGGTCCTGGATAGACCGCATATTCTGTCCAGTGAACCACTTTTCAGGAACGCCTGCCGAGATACTGCCCTGACGAAACCATCCCATCCCTTTTCACCAACAGTCTGAATTGCTGTGGCCTCAAGTCGCTCGTCAGCTGAAATTATCTGAATAAAATCTCTCAGACCCTTCACATCAGGATCATCACTATCAGAATCAATCACACTACCACCACGCACTGAGTTATCCCCACGATTACAGTGGCTTGCTTCGACAATTTGATTGCCCATTCCCAAAGCTGATTAAAAGACGTTTCTGTCTGACACAGGGTACCTGATATTGCAGCGTCAGCCTCTTCATGCTACCTATCCAGCCTCTGTGAATTCAGGAACGTTCTACGTTCGGGGAAACCCATGCTTCACTGAAGTCAAACCACCCGAAAGCGGTCATGCGAATATTATTTATCTGACTGACCGGGCTTAAATGATAGCGATAATTGAAAAGCGGTGTCAGATACGCTCTCTGCATCAACCATGAAAAGAGCTGCCGGATGATGGCATTGCGCGACAAAGGCTCGGGTTCAGCGCGGGCATCGCACATTCGGGCCACCGCGCAGGCCATATCAGGTGGCGTGAGAAAGGCCAGCCAGAACGGATCCCTGTGTAGCCACATTTCGAGCGTCGCTTCCGCCGCGTCACCTATCAGACAGTCGCCCAACAGAATATCGGCGCTGTCCAGTTGTGTCGCTCCCGGGGCCTGTCCTGCTTCCTTAATCAGCAACTCACATCCGTGAGAACGGAGTTCTTCCGCCAGCCGTTCCGCCATAATAACCAGCTCTGGCTGATTCTTATAGATCAGCTTAAGCCGTGCCGGAAGGGGAGCGGCTTTTTCGGGATTCATGAAGTCGGGCTAGCCGGGGAGCAGCGCGCTGGTTTCCGTGATCAGGTCATTCTCAACCGGCAGCCGTGCAATTATTCCGGATCGGTGGACATACCCTTTCAGCCACTGCGCCTGCTCTCTTGTCAGCCATTTTCTTTTAAGATTAACCGCCATATAACAGCACCCTGCGCTGTTTTTTATTTCGGTCGGCCTGCCGGGGAACTGCTGTCGGGGTTTACCAACCAGCACGTCAGATATCTGAGCCCCAGCCTCTGATGCAGGACTCCAGTCCCGTAGATCGGCCCAGCATTCAATCTGTTCAATGAACGGGTGCCGAAGATGATAAAACCGGTGCTTCTCCAGCCGGATAAACCGCTGATTAAAGAATTCCATCCTGAAGGGGCCAGCGCCGATGTCAGGGTTATCCGGATGAGTCAGCAGGCACTGTAATGTTGCCAGACGATAAGGCAACCAGAAATCTGCATCGACCAGCTCAAAGCGGATACAAAAATCATACGGCGCCGTTATGGATGTAACATTCCTGAAGTGGAATGCACTAACGGGATGTTCACGGAGTTTCTGAAATTGCGACAGAACTTGCTCTGTTGTCACCAGGCTCCCATTATGCCAGTGCAGCCCGGCGTGCAGCATAAAGTCCCACTGGCGTCCCTGACGGCAATGGAGCCAGTGATGCGCCATATCCGGCTGGGGGGAGGCATTTCCGGTCTCAAAACGGGTGAGCCCGGCGTGAATACTCCTGCAAAAATGCTCCTCAGTGCGTCCCGTGACCCTGAGTGGCTGCAGTGTTGAAAGCCCCCGATAAAAAGGAATGCGCAGAACTGGCTTACCGGCCTGCCAAAGGCCGCCGGCATGGGGCGCCAGCAAGGCATTAAGCTGTTCCTCCACAGGAAAGGCAAGCCGTAACGCCGCGATGGACATACCCTCGTCCAGCATCTCGCGGATGAGCTCTTTTTTTATCTCCGCCGGTGGCTGTAAACACTGTAACCGCGATTTTTTACCGCGTCCGGGTGATGGCTCCCAGCTGATCCAATCTCTTTCACAAAAATAATTAATCAGCGTCCGTACGTGCCTTTCGCTGCAGCTCAATGTCATGGCCAGCGTATCAGCAGTGACATGACAGGGCTCATCAAGAAACCGGATGTACAGCTTTTCATATTGCTTTAAACGATGAACAATCCGCATGTTCTTAACCTGAACAGTTTTTTTAAATTGTTCATGTATTTCGTTCCCCCTGCATGCAGATACTGCGCCCGATCCCATTCATAACCTGCACAGTTGAGGAACACTATGTCTAAGCTTCGCGTGGCCGTTATCGGCGTCGGAATTTATGGTTCGAATCATCTCCTGGCATATTCTGCTAACCCGAACGTGGACCTGGTTGCCGTCTGCGACTACCGGACCGACAGACTGGCCGCGGTAGCGGCCCGCTATCCCGTAAAGACGTTTACTGACGTGGAAACCATGTTTCTCAGCGTTGAGATCGATGCAGTCTCTGTCGCAACGCCTGATGCCTAACACCTTGATCCGGTCATGAAGGCTATACGCTTCGGGAAACATGTCCTGGTTGAGAAGCCGCTGGCGACCGTGTTGGGTGATTCAGAAACAATTATTCAGGCGGCTGAGGAGAACAGTGTGCGGATTGCCGTGGACTACCATAAACGTTGGGATCCGGCGGCTATCAGCCTCAAAAATGAGCTGCACAAACAGGAAACAGGGCGCCCTATCCGCGGCTATATGAGTATGGATGACGTCATCG